AATCTGGATAATCGTAAGCTAATCTTAACTTTACAATATCAGATTCACTCATCGTGTCCAACTCAGAAAGAACTTTTTGTTCATACAATATGTCTGCTATTTCGGATACGTTCCCGCTAACTAGACCATCGTATATATTTTTAGCTACATCATTGTTCCACTCAAATCCAACAGCTTCTGGCTCTTGGGTTGGTGTTTCAGTAGTTTCAATTTTTGTTTCAGTAGCTGTAGGCTCTGTTTTTACTTCTGTAGTAGTCTCTACTGGTGTAGATTCTGTTGGAGTAGATTCAGTGCTTTCGCTTGCTGTTTGTGTTGTTCCCTCTTGAGGTAACTCCACTGCTTGTGCTTTTTCATTTGAGGCATTTAAGTCATTGGAATAACTTGATACATCAAACGGGTTGATTTCTTGCTCTGTCATTTTTGGTTTATTTTGTTATGCAAATATATAAATTATTGTGGTTCATTGGGTTGAGGTTGTTCCCCTTGTTGTTGAGCTTCCATTTGAGCTTGCTCTTGTTCCATTTGAGCTTGCTGTTGAAGTTGCATTTCTTCTTGTTGCTTCTTAGTAAAATAAGAATTAACTATTGATTGCAAAGCTTCATCAAGAGGTTTGCTTAACTCAAATGATTTAAGTAAAACATTTTGTACAAATTCTTGCTGAGATAAGTCTTGTTTCATCTTCATTTCTGTAGAAACCATAGTTACCTTAGTTTGACCTTGCATTTGTTCTAATTGCATATCTGCTTGAGCCTTAGCTTGAATAGATTGCTGTTGAGACTGAGCATTCATTTGTGAATTCTGCTGAGCCTTTTGCATATCATATTTTTGCTTATTCTTTTTAGCCTTTGTTAAATACATTTCAGCTAGTTTAACATTCTTAATGCTTCTAACTCTAAATGCATCTTCAAATTCAATCATACCTGCAGACAAAGCAGTTTGAATCATTGCTTCAAGAAATTGTCTTTCTCTGTCGTCTGGCATTACTTCAATCTTAACATCAAATGCTTTGCCCTTTATTTTATCTGGACTTAAATAATCTTCGTACTGCTTTCCTCCGTACAAAACAGAATCATAAAGTAATAAAGATATTTTAAATGCAGTCTGCTCGTATATGTTTAAATAAGCATCATATATAAAATCTGTTGCATTGTTAGATGCTTGTATTTGAGACTGTTGGACACCTAATCCTGTTTTTGGATTAACTGTAGCACCTTCTCTATATTCATTTACTCCAATCTCATCTCTTAAACGGTCTAGGTAGTGATTATAAACCATAATCAACTGTTGGATTTGGCTTACACTACCAGAGTTTGGAGCTTCTTGAATTGGAACTTGATTTATACTATCTCCATCTTCTGTTCTACGCTTATAGTAAATATTACCAGTTTGGTCATAAACAGATTGTAACTCTAATGGAGTTAATGCTTTAGCTTGCCCGATGTTAATATCTGATAAAGAATCAATATCTATAATCAAACCAGATGGTCTAAGTTTAGCTATTAATTGTTGAATCTTAAGGTGAGCTAATGTCATTTGACGAATAGAAGTTTCCATCCTTTCTGGAATAGCCATATTCTCTAAGTCAAGGTTTTCGTGCATATATACACTATAACTAAAATAAGCATTAGCCATCTCCTTTGTAGTAGAAGGCTTAATCATATTCTTAGCTACTCCCCACTCAAGCATCATATCACTATTTAACACATATACTCCACGATATATAACATACATATCCTTGGTAATTAACTCTTTGTTATCACCAAGTCTTTGAGGAGCTTTATCTTTTCTATCAACAGCAGTAAGATTGCCATACTTGTTAGTTTTGGCTTGATACATCATACTGTCTATTGTTTTGATTTCATAATCCAAAACATCTACAGACCAATCATCATAAGGTCTATCAATAGAATATCTAAATCTGTCATCCCATTTAACAGTCTGAGTATATTGCTTTGCTTTTTGAGCTAGCAAAAATATTTTCTCTTCTGGCATATCTGGGTATGTATTTCTAATATCCACCAATTTCATAGAAATAATCTCTCCTATAAATGATACATCTCTAAAATCATCATAGTTTGAAAATCCATAAAAACTATTTTCTGGGACTACTCTTCTAATATTAATTTTACCATTAGCAGTAGTAGTAACTTTAGTAGCACCTAATCCCGTCTCTGCTATATCTTCTATCAATTTTCTTTTTATAACAGGCCATCCATTTTCATAGAATACAAAATCAGCACCTTTCTCAAATAAAATCTCTTCTGGCATTTGATATTCTAGACCAAAGTATAATTCTAATTCATCATAATCAGCAGGGGTAAATTCTCCTTCTGACATTAACTTAACTCCTACTTGCTCTTCAATGCCTCTAACTTCGTCTCCAAAATTCATTCTGAATTCAGCTTCATCTCTATCGTACTTCTTTCTTTCTACAGAAACGGGGTCAACAGCAGTTGCTTTTACCTTCTCATCTCTTTTAATAAAGCCACCGATAATGACTTGCATAAACTTAGGTGCAATAGCTGGAGCTTTCATATCTAGATTTACAAACGCTTCTTTTCCGTCTACGTTTAACAAATCAAGAAACTCAGCCATTGGCTGTTTACCTCTTGAAAACTTTCTATTCTTTTCAAATTTCTTATTACGTCTATTAAAATAGCCGCTGTTGTAAGCTCTTTGTAAAAACTTAGATATCTTTAGGCCCTCGGCCGTATCTCTTTTCAATCTTGAATTGCCAAGATGGAAATTGAGAATTTCTTTATTTACTGGATTGTTATCACTCATAAGTATAGCAAAAGTACAAAATTACATTACACGGTAATCTTATATGTTTTTAATGGTAAAGCAGAGAGTCTAATCTCCTCTTTATGACTTTCCAAAGATACACCAGAAAGAAGACTAATCATAAAAGCCACAGTCCTATCAAATGGAGTACGATTTTCGTGGTCATACGCTAAAAGCTCTTCTAGTAAATCATTGAAGTATATTTTCTCGCAATGATTCTCTATGTAAGAAATAGCTGTTTCTAATTGTCTGGCCATAGCAAATGCATCAGCAGAAGCTACCCCGTATTTCCCAGGGCCGCCCTGTCTTCTTTTGAATCTGTCTATAGCAGCCATTGGCGTCTTTAATAAATAAGCCTTAAACCCTTTGTTCTGAAAATAGTCTACAAAGTCATCTCCTACGTCATTCTCGTAACAAGCCTTGTATCCATAGAATACAGCCGCTTTTAACATTTCATCGTGAAACATACTTTTAAGTCTAGGCCTTCCCACATATTCTGCCACTGGCATACCTGTATTGTTAGGGTCTTTCATATCTAGCTTTTCAAATATATAGCAAGCACCCATTGACCCCTTGCCACTAATGACAGAGGATTTAAAAGGGTCAATACCACTAGAGTAGATATGATTATTTGCAGGAGTCTTATATCCTCCAATTTCTACCCATTTATTCTGCATCTCTTTAGGAGGGAACTTGTGAACAAGCCAACCTCCTTCTTTGTCATCCGTCCAATCTACAGTCTTATTATCTTTCCAATACAACCTAACTCTACGGATAGGCGCATTCTCTTCTTTTAAGAAATCTAGTTGATTGTATATTTTTTCAGCATTGAAGTAACACTTTTTAGCATCAATCATAAATGCCTCGTTCTCGTCAAATGGATTCATACGAACCTCTTCTGACAACTGCTCTTTGTCTGTAATTAACTTTCTTTGGCTAATCAAGTACTCCTTGCTTCCCATTTCAATCTTAATGCCGAACCTTTCGTAGATATACTTCTTTTGCCTATCAGTAGGTGTATCAATAATTGACTGTCCGTATTCGTCTATAAATCCCTCGTAGCCATCGTAGGCTGGACAGAAGTATCTGTATAAACCAGAAGATGTCATTTGGTTTTCAAAATGATTAGAAGCGTCATATAGTTTCTTGTAGGGTTCTCCTCCAGACCTAGCATCGTTAGCTGTAGATGGTATCAAGCAGAATCCTACTTTAATAGCTCCTCTACCCATAGTCTTTTTTACAATCGGCCAGTACTGGTTAACAGATACCTCCTTTGGCCACTTGCCTGCCTCATCCATTAGAAGGGCAGTAACACGACCAGAGTCGTAAGAGTTAAGAGCAGTATTTTTATAATTAATTTTTGACTCTAAGCCAATATCATCGTCAAATATCTTTCCCTTCTCTCTACCCTTTACTTTCTTCTTATCTTTCTTTTTCTTGAATACTAGCTCTGTCTTAGTCTCTTCATCTTCGGCCCTAGGTTTAAGAAATACAGGAAGGTTTCTATATCCGTTCATTACCATATACACAAACGCATCTGAGGCATCCTTTCCTGTCTTAGATATAATACCACAGAAAGACTTTCGTTTAGTTATAGACTTCCATACAAGGTATGCTGTTGCTTGAGAGGTAGCACCTTCACGACGCTTCTTGATACGAACAATTCCAAAGCAATAGGGCAATGCCTCGCAGTAGTCTTGGAAAAAGTAATACCTTCTGTCTACATCTCTATAGTCTGGGTTGTTGCCATCCTCTAGTGTCCAATAGTTTAAATAAAAATAATGAAGCCCTGTAATATAGGTTACTTGCCCATTGTTTAAAAACCAGTACCCATCATTAATTCTTCTCCACTCTTGTATAATAAAGTCTCTTTGCTCATCCGAGTATATAGGACTTCCATCTTCATCAAACTCTAATTCATCAAATATA